CTAAATAAGAAGTTCCAGGTCTTCTCATTAAACCACCTTCAGCTAATAAAGCAAAATTTTTACATTCTTTAGCACCTTGAAAATATGATGCTACATCAGTTCTAGTTGCTAATAATGGATTAAGCTCACCTGAAGAAAAGTTAGTTATTACTGTTCTTAATGTTCTGCCCATTATACATCCGTTCTTGTAGATCTTCTTAAGTTAATAAATCTATTAGTATCTAAAACTTTAGAAGTAGTTTCAGCAGAATCTATATTCTTAGCTACAAGAAACTGTCTTTCAGATAATTCTTTAAATTGTTTAATCATAGCTGAATCTCTAGCAACAGAACCTGCAAATACTGAAGCTAGTTCATATTCTAAAGCTAATCTAAAATGGGGTGGAAAGTATGCTTCATCAACTTTGTAAATATAATCCATTACAAGAGAGCTTGTTGAACCATAGCTGTTTACATAAATATAATTTTGGTATCTTGAATAAGGAATAACATAATCGTTAACTGTTATTGAAATAATTTGTAATACTTCAGGTGAAGTTGGCATTTGATATGCATAATCATATCTGCCTGTAGGTGTATTAGTTAATAATGATAATGTTGCTTGTGTTGTAGCAAATCTCCATCTGTGTCTTGTTAAAGATGCTTCTGCAATATCGTTATATATGTTGTTGGCAACTAATGCTTCAGTACTACCATCTGTAAAAGATGAAATGGGTTGTGCCCCTATCATCACTAAAGCTCTTGCACATATGTCTATTTTTGTTGTTGCCATAATTTTAAAAATAATGATCTGGGGGATTGCTCCCCCAAATCGAAACTAGCATTATGCTAATTTAGCAGTTGTAACAGTTGCCGCTCCACTTGCTGAAGTAACAGTAAGTAAATCTGCTTCTGGAGTTCCACCTATTCCAGTAGAACAAAGAATTAGATCACCTTGTTTTAACTCAGCATATGCAGAGTTGAAGTAACCACTACCTACTACAGTAGATGTCGCATCTCCGTCAGTATAAAACCAAAGAGAATTGCCACCCATCTGTGCTACCTTTTTGATAGGATTGTCAGTTGCGTAAGCCATATTATTATATCTCCTTAATTATTATTCTGCACAAAGTTGGACTCTTGCAGCATCTCCATCGATTTCTACTGCACCTAAAGATAACATTGATGTTATTAGGTGAGATACTTTCTCAGGAATGTAGTTAACTTCAGTTCTAACATCAGATCCAATACCGCAGCCAATAGCTGATTTATGGAAGCATAATGTTTTTCTGTCCGAAGATGGTTTTGATAAACCAGAGTGAACGAAGAACAAGAATCCCATCCATCTCTTAGCAGTAATACCGCCAGGGAATGGAAGATCTTGTGGCCCTACATATTCTACTCTAGAGAATTGATCTATTGATAATAGATCAGACCATTGTTTCGGCCCAACTACCCAGTATCTTTGATTGTCATCAGGAACATCATTTCCATTGAAAATTTCCATCATGTTCTTAGCTTTAATCAAAGACATACCAGTCGCTGAACTGTTGACGTTATTAGCGATAGAAGTTGAACTATCAAGCACATCTATAAGAACTTGGTCAGTTTTTCTACCAAGTGCATAAGCTGCCGATTGAGCAACAACTTGCCTTTCGTCAATGTTTATCTTTAACTCGTCAAGTTTATCAACGTAGTCCGCTGCATAGTAATCAGTTAAAGTTGCTGACACATTGCTGTGAGCTAGATCCATTGCAACTACTTCAGCATGTCTTGCTTTAGTGTTTGCAGAACCTTTTGCAACTTTCTGAAACTTAACAGTATTTCCGTTAACACCATTGACTGTTCTAACCAGATTTTTCAATTTGCTTCCCATTCTTTGGTAAGCCATATGAACTTCTGCTTCGAACTGAGTTATAAAAGCATTCGTAATTGAAGTTGCCATTATATGTCCTTTTGTTAAGTTATTGTTAATTTACCGATTATCTTTTTAATGCAGGGGTTTGTTATCCAATTAAGGGCAAACATTGAACATTCGAAAGGTCTTGATTAAATAAATATTGTATAGGCGGATATATTAGCAACGCACATTATATCCATTGTTTTGGGATAGTTATAACTTCTCCAAATTCTATTTCACCTTTTTCATCGTAGGAATAGGTACCAAATAAAGTAATATAATCGTCTGTATCTTTATACACCCAAAAGTCGCCTGTTACGCAGTTTGCAGGTCTAGCAGAGTCAATATCTTTCTCACTAATCCAACCTGTTTGACTAACGCAATCAAGCCACTTTATAGGTTTTTTAAGTTTTCTGTATTTAAACTTAACTTGCTTTTCCTTTGTAAGCTTTCTCATATAACTCCGTTACTCGTCTTACATAGGCAGGATCTCGTCTATTAGAATCCCAATAACGAGGATCATTAAGCATTGTTTTAAGATCATCAGCATTAGCTGAAACATCTACTTGAGTTTGAGATGTTGGCATTGCACTATCTTTAGTTAACTTCATTAATTCTTCAATAGCTTTAACTCCATTTGCAGTTCCAGCTAAATCAGAAATAGCACTATACCCATCAGGACTTAAATGTTTTTTAGACCACATGTTAGCAGCTTCTACTCTTTCTCTACCATTATCTCCTAATTTTTGTTTTTCTAAATCAGGATTAGGTAAATTAGCTACAGCATTGTCTATAAAAGCATTTACTCCTTTATCATATTGTTCTTGAGATAGACCTGCATTTTTTGCAGTTTCTCCCCACCATTTAACTATGGGCATATCTTCAGTTACAACTATTTTAGTATTTTCCATTTCTGGAACATTAAGCTTGTAACTTTCAGGAACATTTTTTAACCTTTCTGCTTCTATATCTGTTCTAATTTGTTTAGTCAGATCTTCTGTTCTAGATCCAAGTTTAGACTCTAATGAGTTATAACTTGAAGCTAAGTTTTCTATATTTACTTCTTGTTTATCAGCATCCCAAAACTTATCCTGAACAAACTCAGGTTTAGTTACCGCAGAAGGTTCTTCTGTGGCGATTGGTGCATTAGCATTATCATCTGCCATCGTTTTCTCCTTTTGTTATGCGTGTTTTAATTATACCAACTAGAAATCGCATACCTTCTAGATGGAACAATCTGTTGCTTTCTATATTTGGCCCAGCAACAGCTTCTATTGTTATTGATTGCAAGTAGTCTAAAACTTTTTTGCCTTCTTCTCCTTTAAAGACGTTAGCAAAATGTTTATTAAGAACACCTTCTTGTTCTGGAGTTCTTACATAACCATCGACACTAGCTGCAATTTTGGGCTTTTCTTTCTTCAACTTATCCCAAGTCATTTATCCTCCTGTTGGAGTTTCACCTCCTGTTTCTGGATCAGCATTCATTTGTTGAAGTCGATCCATTAAGTCTTTTTGTTCTTGTTCATCCCTAATAAGCTTTTCAGGTAAATTCATTTTTTCAGCTAAATATTTTGCAGTTTCATTTTGATCCACAATTAAATTAATCATTTGTGGGCCGAATGTTCCTGCAATTATTTCGTTGAAACGAGTTACATCTGCAACATCTTGTAAATGTTGAGCTTGAGCTAATGGTGATCTTGGAGCTATTTTAACTTCTCTACCATTAACTTTAGGAATTTCTATTCTACCTTGTTTAGATAAAATTCTAATTATTCTTTTTAACAATGGGGTTATTAATTCAGATTGTAGTCTTCCAAAAGAGGAACCTATTTGTCTAGATAGATCTGCCATTCTTTCAGAAACTTCAGTTGCCGTCATTGGAGTACCTTCAGGTCTTCCAAGAGCTTCCATGTATAAAGCTTTTTTAATATTCTGACGCATGTCATTTAAAACCAATTGAGCAACATCAAAGTTAGATGCTGCTTGAATTGGTAATAGTCCTTTAGAACCTGGAGCTACAGGTATTAAAGATCCTGGCACAAGGGAAATGTTATCAGGATTAATTACACCATCATCTTCGTAAGTATATACTCCACTTACAGACATTTGTGCATTTTGTAATATTAATTCTATTGTAAGGTTACAAGTTTTAATAGCACCCATTGCATTAAATACTGGGCCTCTACCATAAACTTCACCAGAAGCTTTATTCCATCTAAATACTAAATAAGGATTTGAACCTTCACCATCATAATATTCTTCTAATAAAATATGTTTAGGATTTTCCATTACTACACACATTTTAAATTTATCTACATTGTCTTCATAAACTCTGTAGATAGCTTCTATAATAGTTATTTTCTTTTTATTTTTTAATGGATCAAAATTTTCAGGTAATACAGCTCTAGGATATAAGATAGCTATTTCACTTGGTTTACAATATCTTGTTCTATAAATAGCATCTATTCTTCCATCAGGCCCATTGTTTAAACAAACTCTTGTTAATGGTACTGCTGTAAATTTAATTGGATTAACAGCATCTCCTTCTTCTACAAGAAGTACTCCAGTACCTATTGCAAGATCCATAAATGCTTCATGTATTTCTTGGTTAAAGTTAGATTGTTGTAATACTTGAAAAACGTAATCTGTAATTTTATCTAATTCTAAATTAATAAATGACTTTTGCTCAGGTGGTATTTCAGTACCTGCTTGAAAATCTGCCCATCTAGCAAATGTAGGAACAATACCTGCTTGTAATCTAGATGCAAATTCTTGTACCCCAACTACAGCAGTTTCATCAAAAATTTTATCAGTTCTTTTTTGACCAGGAGCTTCCTCATAAAAAGATTCTCTATTAGGAAGACAATATTCATAAGCTTCTTCAAATTTGTCTTTCCAATAATCTTTTATATTTTTAGCTTCCTTATATTTTTTAAGGATAGCTGTTGCTTTATCTGTTCCACCATAATCTGGTGAATCTGCTGTATCAATATATTCCATTTATTTTTTTTTATTTAAGCCCATTGCTTTTTTAATAATCTTAATAGTGCCTTTTGGAAACTCACCTTCTACATGACCACGAGCTTCTGAATCAGAACCGCCTTTAGCTAAAACATCTATAGCTCCTTGTATTCTGTCGCCTTCCATAACATCAGTTAATCTAGCTGATATTCTATTTCTAGCTCCGTATGATTTATCCCACCAAGCATTATGTCCTTTTTTATGTGCCATTGTTTCTCCTAAGTTACTGGATCAAAATAACCACGACCACCTGCATTACCAAACATTGATCTTGATCCTTTTAATCCTCTACGTTTTTTATATTCTTCTTCGCTTATTTTTACTTGATCTTCTTTTTCTTTATCCATTTCAGTTTGTGATTGTGTTTCAATTTGTGTTTCAGTTAATCTTACAGGTTTATTATCATCTTTACCGAAATTAGGATTTACATTTCCATAAGCATCAGTTTCACCTGACATTCTTTTACCTATGTAATCTTTATAAACTTCATTTTGTTTTTCTAATGATAAATTTTCAAATTGAGATTTACTCATTTTGATACCTTGATAAGTAACTCCTTTTTTAGATAATACTGAATCTTTAAAAAATGTTCTTGTTTTAACAGAACCTTTGTTAAACAAATCTAAAGCCATATTTCCTACTATGTTAATAGCCGTAAATGGAGTACTGACTTTATCGGTCTTACCCATATTGATAAATTTTTCTTCTTCAGCTCTTTTTTTATTTCTATCTTCTATATTAGCTTTTACTTCAGAATCGGATTTACCTTCCCATCTTTCATTTTTATTAAATGATTTGTTAGATTGGGTATTTTCCCAACCTGCATCTGATCCTTGTGCACCTTTATTATCATTACTCATAGACTAATCCTTTAAAAAATCGGCATCAAGATCGTCATCAATGTCATCGCATTTACAAACTTGATCTTTTAACTGATATAATAAATCTTGTTCTTGTTCGTGAAGATCTTCTAATTTTGAAAATATTTCTTTAGGTGTCAGTTTTTTTGTTGCCATTATTAAAATTTCCCTTGGGTTTATTCCAAAATGGCTTATATCCAGCTTTTAGCAACGCACAATATAGTTGGTATGGGGTTATGATCCACCATTTATAAAATCCAATTAACCTCATAATGAACGATACACAGGATAGTTCTTTGATCCTAAATAGATGCCAATCGTCTTTGACTGGACATATGATAATTTCAAATTCATAAAGTATATTAAGGATTTTATTAGCTTGTTCAGGTTTTAATATTTCAGTTCTAATACCTGCATGAGTAAAATGAATATGCTCCCACATATCATAATCAGGTATATATTTTAATGCTCCACAATGAGCAAAGCCATAAGGTGGCTTCCACCACCATATCCATTTAGCATATTTAGTTGATCTAGTATTATGAAAATAGATTAACCATTCCTCTTGAATAGATCCCATACCTTCCTTACTTTTCGTTTCTGTCCTGCAAAGACATCCCATTCTTTCTTGGCTATTGTTGGTTTAGATTGGGATCTGCCTGAGAGAAGTGATCTACCTTCTCCTGCTCCCATCATTAAATATTGCAAAGCATCATGAACGTGGGAATATCTATTTTTAAAAGGTTTTTCATCATATCTATCTCCAGAAGTTTGAAGTCTTCGATAGTGATAACCCCCGTTAAATCCTTTTTTTAAATTAATACATTTATTGTCTAGCAAGAAACCTGCTTTACCATCTAGCAATCTTTGGAGAGCTGCATCTACAGATTCAATTCTTAAAGCTACATCATTAGATGGTGCAGGTAATGCTTTTAATCCATAGTTACGCATTATTTGAAATGGGGTTTTCTCATCTGTTTGAGATCTAAAATCTCCAGCAGGATCACCATATATGTTAATATCAAAGTTTTTATAATACTTAGCTATCTCTCCTCTAAGTAATTCTGAAAATCTCATTACACCCATATCAAAACAAACAAGCTCATTAATGATATGCCATCGTCCTGTTGATAGTCTTTGACCAAATACAGCAGCAGGTGTAAGTCCGAAATCTATTCCTATAAATAATGGTTGAGTAACATTAGCTTCTAAAGGTTCAGCAGCTAAATGAAGTTCTTGTTTATAATTAGGATATACTGGTTTACCTTCCTCAATTGATCCAAGTTTATTTAAAACATAAACATCTATCCATCCTTTTGTTTTACCTCTAATAATATTTGGATAATATTTAGGAGTTAGGTTAGCTTTATTCTCAGCATTGATATTTGCATCGTATGCTGAAGTATAACCATCTTTGTCTTTCTGTTCGAGTAACGCAGGGGGCTGAGTATAGAAAGACCAGTTATCTGGTTTAATTAACATAAGAGCTTCATCACGAGATATGTGATCTGGTACAGGAACATCTCCTGCCATTATTGGCCACCAATGATCTTCTTCAGGAGCATTGGTATCTGCTATCACTCCATACCATGTAGCACCACCATCTCTCATAGATGGGAATCTACCTACCCTCATAGTACAAGCATCAATAATTGATTTAGGTATTTCTCTAGCTTCATTAATCCAAACACCTGTTAATTCTAAAGATAGTAATTTCTTTACATCTTCAGGTCTATCTAAAGCTAAGAATATAATTTCTATTTCTAAATCACCTTTAATGATCCTATGAGTATATGGTACTGACCAAGCAAAATCTCCCCATACATCTTCAGGAAACCAATCAAGCCATGTTTTAATTGTTGTAGTTTTTAATTGTGGGTTAGTATTTCTTATTACTGCCCATCTTGTTTTTCGTTTACCTTCCTTATTTTTCTCTTGTAATAAGGATCTACGAAATATTTCAATACAGCATGATACTGATTTACCTGATCCGACTGGCCCTCTCAGTCCTCTAAAGAAATCATTAGACTTCATAAAAGTCTTTAATGTTTGTCCTTCAGGTTTATATTGAAAATTAATCGACATTTTTACCAACATTAGCTTTAAGCATTTTGTAGATAGTTTCTTCGCCAAATGCTTCGATTAATTTATCAGCTTCATAGTCGGTAATCATGTGTGTTGGGTAATAGTTTAGGTGAGTTTTTTTTACTATTTTTCTTAAACGTCTTCTATCTTTAAGACTTAGAGAATTGATGAACGACATTCTAACTGCTTTAACCTTTCCAATACGTTATCAAGTATTTCTTTTTCTGTGCCAAACTTTTCTTCAAAAGATTTTTTTGACATATGAATTGAAAACTTGCCTTGGTGGTGATCTGGACATAATGGAATTACTTCATAATGTGAACTGCGTCTTCCCATTCCAACATTACCTTTTCCATTATTTCTAATATGGTGTAAAGCAGCAGGTCTTTGACAGCAATAGCATCCAAGACTCGCTACTTTATCCATATGTATTTTTTCAGCTTTAGTAGCCACTAGGTCTAGGTTTTGGTTTAGACGAAGGCTTCTTCGGCTTTTTTGGTTTCTTTGGCTTTTTCATATTCCTCCTTATTAACTTCTTCGTAAGTTGCTCTGCAACCATCAGGGATAGCAGCACTTGCTTTCTGCATTGCAATAACATCATTATCTGCTTCGTATAAAATTTCTTTCTTTAAGATTTCGTTGCCCCATACTTTGACGACATAAAACATATTCACCTCTTTAGTTGGAACATATGTATTTATAGCGAAGTAAGGATTATTAAAACGCACACACGTTAAAATAAAAACGCACCTATGATAAATCCAGCAATTGCGAATACAATTTCTCTACGATTGTGTAATTGCCATACCATAAAATTATCGATATATTTTTTCATTTATTTTCCTTGTTTGTTGTATGGTTTAAAATTCCTTTTTTTGGATTTGTTCATTGAAGACATTTTAGGTCTTCTTCTAGCAATAGAGGTTTTTTTAAACTTTGCCCTCGTTTCGTGTTCTACTTTTCCGAGTAAATTATTTTTTTTCTTAGCCATAATAAATAACGAACCTTTTGGGCAATCTAAAAATTTCTAATCGTGATAACGAACTTAAAATGACCTTTATTGCTTGTCCTACTCCACTAGTCATCTGACGATGGGTGTTTTTGCCCCCACCCCTCGTTCCGAGTGGTGTGGACAATTGGCGGTAGTACCGACATTATCTTTAAGAGAGGTCGATATTGATCTTAATATCGCCTGTAACATTATGTGCCACCTTATCTGGTGCTCTTAATCCCACCCTATCTAGTATGTCACGAGAAGCTTCGAGTTGCACATACTCGCTTCTCGCTCCTGATGACAGGTCGATAAGCTTCCTACTCGCACTTACTGCACCAAGTCCTAGAGTTTTAGCAATACATTGCTGCATATAACTCTGTACCTTTGGTAATCGTAGTGTGCGAGATGCACTTATTCTCCCTGCCTCTTTGCTTCCATTTGTTGAATATCCTGCCTTTTCGGCAGCATCCTTGATACTACACCCAGTTGCTACGATGGTATCCACTAAAGCTCGTTGCTTATCTGTTAGTTCGCTCATATTACGTTTTTTTATTCTGCCCTTAACAGGACGTAGTCTGGGATTTGACCAAGGTCAACGCACAATGCTACGTTACATATCTCCTTCAACTCCCTTCGGTCGCCCCAGTCGATTGCACTTCGCATTGGGTAGAATTGACTCGTTCTCAGGTTCACTTCGCCAATACTCAGGCTAAGGAACCTGCTCGCCGCAGAGGCACACGTACCATCTAGCATACCAAGGGCTCCTTCCAACTTGGCAAATGGACAGTTTGCCCTTCGGTCAAGCCTGTCGCACGACTCCGTCATGCCAAGCATTTGCAAGTTGGATCCTTCCTCGGTGGTGCACGATGGGTGCGTGTAAAGCACATTTTCATTAACATTAACAATGGAGGATACGATGGCAACTGCTGAAGAGTTGATCGAGTTTTATGAGATTACTAAGGATAGTAGTTCTGTAAAGCGAGTAAGAGAATTAGCTGCTAAGCGAGATGAAGCTGTAGCTAAAAACGATACTAGTGAAATTGCTAATATCGATAGTGAGTTAAATAACATTGGAAAAGGAGGACATAATGTCAGCTGAAGTATATAGAGATGATCCAGATTCTAGAATAGCTAATATGGAATTAGTATTGGAAGAATCTGAAGAAGGCATCAAACAAGCTTGTAATGTATTAATGGATAATTTGATATTGCCATTTATTGCAAACAAGGATTGGTCAATGATTGCTGAATGGAATGCAAATTCAGTATTAGGTGCTTATTACAGACATAATCAGATGTGTAAAGAGAGTTTAAGTAAAACTCAAGAAGCATCTAGAGAAGCTGTAAGAGAAGATACTGGAGTTGAAATCAGCAAAAATAGACTTGCTGGATTGGTTTTCAGAAATGAAGTTCAATCCTTAAATGTAAAAAGATCGGAGTTAATCTTTGATACATTGAATACTAAGTACAAGTCAATTTTTGGTAAAGATTACAATCCAAATGCTAGAGGTAAATCTGCAACAGATAAGAATGATGTGGATATTGCTGAAAAGCAAATGCATAAAGATCGATT